ATTGTCGAGCAGTGCATTGATAGCCCCACCCACCGGCCCGGTTACTGCCGCAAGCCGCGCCATCGCATTGGCCAGGGCTTCGAGTGCTGGGGCTGCGGCCACCGCGAGCTGGTTGGCCATGCCGCGGCCGACAAGCCCGAGCCGGGCGATTGCGTCATTGGTGCGCTCGATCTGGGCTGCATCAGTTTGTGAGACGACCACACCGAAGGCGCGCACATCGGCACTCGCCTGGCGCAGCGTGGCGGTGTCAATGCGGGTGAAGACGAGCGAAGCGCGATCTCCGAATAGATCCGACGCCACCGCCGCGCGTTCCGCTTCGGGCACGTAAGCGATCAGCGCGTCCTGGATCGCGGCAATACGTTCATCGAGCGGCAGTGCTTGCAGATCTTTGGCCACAAGGTGCAGCTTGGCCAAGGCAGCAACTGCGGTCCCGGTTCCCGTCGCGGCTTCGCTCAGCCGTCGCGTCAGCATGCCCGCCGCCTGTTCGATCTCGCCGAGCGACACCCCCGCAAGTTCGCCCGCCCAGGTCAGCGTCTGGATGCTCGCGACAGTCGTATCCATCGACTGCGCCAGCTTGGCCTGCGCATCGACGCCCTGCAGGCCAGAGCGGATCAGTGCCACTCCCGCGGCCGCAGCAGCCGAGGCTGCGGCTGCCGCAACCACCCCGGCGCGGCGCGCAAAGGCCGCCAGCCGCGCATTGGCCGCCTCCGCTTCGCGCGACACTCGTCCGAAGCCTTCAGCCCCGGCGGTGCCGATGCCGGTGAGCTCGGCGCGGACCTGTTTGCCGCCCTCCGCGGAAAGCCGGACGCTGATCCGTTTTTCAGCCATCCTCGCCACTCCCCAATCGTTCGTTCATCTTGCGCACCATCACTGCCTCGATGCCGGGCAGGAACTCGGCCACGGCGCGGGGGCTGGCGCCCAGCGCCTGCGCCATAGCCAGGACCGCGCCCATGTCCCAGCCAATCACGGTGGAACCTGCGACGCGTAGCTGGCCGCCGATGCGACCCACGAGATCCCAGACCGCTTCGCCCTCGCGGCTTTGCGGCCGGTTTAGCTGTGCCGGGCAGTCGGGGCAGACGCCGTCGCAGGCGGCGCAGTAGCGATCGCCCCCGCCGAACTGCCAGTCGGCGAGGGCGCAGAGGCGTTTCCCTCAGCGTCCAGCACCAGGCCATTGGCCACATAGCCGGTCTGGAAGGCGTCAAAGACCGGGAAGATGTCGAGCAGGGCGTCGATGCCTTCGGGGGTGACAGGAATGGGATTGCCCTCGGCATCGCCAACCCCTTCCCAGTCGAGAAGCGCACGCCGCGTCAATGCACGCGCAAAGACCATGCCGCGCGTGTCATTGTCGGCATCCTCGGGAAGATCGCGCAGCGCACCATCCGATCGCGCCGCCATCATTAGCGAGGTGCTCATCGGCGCAAGCAGCAATCGCAGCCCCGGGGCGATCTCGAGCCACTGCGGCTCGGGCGAGAGGTTCAGGCGGATCATGGTCAGTATCCTGTGACGGTGTTGACAAGAATGGAGGTGCACATGCGGGCGGGCGAAGTTGCTTTCGCCGCCTGCCAGTCGAAGCTCGCCTGCACCCCCTGCGGCCCCGCGATCTCGACGCGCGGGATCGGCAGGTAGACCGCATGCGCGGTGAAGGTGAAGCTCGCGTTCGCGCCGAGGCTGTAGACGAACTCCAACTCGCAAGGTGACCCATCGATCGCTTGGCTCACCAGCGTGCTGTCGGCAAAGCGCACCTCGATGCGCCCCGTCAGCGAGGCCATGCCGGGATCGGCGCCCTCGATCTTGCCATCAGCGCGGATCGTCTCGATCCGGTCGAGGCCGTTTGCGTAGGTGATCTCGGCCGAGACCATGTTGCCCATGGCGACACCATTACGCTTCACCGTGCCGTTGAAGTGGCCGAACCGCTGCAGCCCGAGCGCGGTCGGTGTGCCCGCCGCCGTGGTGGTGGCGATGCTCTCGCCCTGCGCAATCAGCCGCGCGGTGGCGGTCAAGAGGCCAGAGCGCTGCATCTGCCAGCTGATCTGATCCAGCATGCAGCCCGCATACATCGCGAACCGCGGCACCTCGGGCATTGCCACCTCGATCGCCATCGAGGGCAGCGTCCAATTGCCCGACTGGAAGGTATGGGTCTTCGGCGTAGTGCCCGAGGTCGCGGGCGCCCCGAACGCTGCCTTCAGCCAGTAGCCGAAGGCCTCGACGTCGATCGGTACCACCACCTCGCCATCCGCCGTCACGGCGTCCTTGATCGGGGCCAGGGGATCGCGGCCATAGCCCAGCAGTTCCGAGGCTTGCAGCGGCTGTTCCGCGCCGAGCGTCGCCCGCGCGAAGGGCATCAGCTTGTAGCCGCTGGCGGGCGGGGTGCCGTAAATGGTCTCGAACGCAAGCGCCATCTGCGCCCGCGCGCCTTGCGCACGTGCCATGGGGGGACTCCTTTATGGTGGGAATTCAGCCTAAGGGGCTGGTGGTGGTATAGTGCAAAACGACGGAGATCACCGCCGCCTTCAAGGCCGCCGCGCCCTCGATGGGCAGGTCGACCGAGGCCGGGGCTTCCGGTTCGACCCAGTCACAGAGGCCGGCCAGCGTCCGGTCAGCCTCCAGCGCCACGCCGATGGCGGCGATCAGGTCATCGAATGCGCTGGCTCGGCCGGTGCCCGTCTGGACGACGACCTCCAGCTCGGCCCGGTGCTGGTAGTGATAGCGCAGGGGCGACAGCGTCACTTCCGGCTCGCCCGGCTGGCCATCGCGCAGGATGATCAGCCCCGCTGCCGGGATCCGCTCTAGCAAGACATCATCGCGCAGAGTGAGGGCGGAAAGGGGCTGAAGCCGCGCGAGCAGCGCGGTGAGGACGGTTTCGAGGGTGGTGGGCATACTCTCCCTTTATGGCAGTTGGAAGAAGAGATGGCTCGTGCGGATCATGCGGGCGAGGTACGATGTTCAATGACTCGGTTTCGACGCAAGGACCGCCGGCGACAGAATACGGTCTGATCATTCTTGTGCTGTTCTGATATGGTTGGCTCAACGCGATTAATTATTGGGGATCTTTGTGAATAGTGGAGAAATTTCGAGACAAGCCGCAGTCGATTTATGGCAGCAGATGCTAGACCGAGCCAGAAGTCACGAATGGTCAACTTTTGACGATCCTGAGTATATTCATCCAGGACGTGATGAATCCAGTGTTCGACGTGCGTTCTTGGATGCCGGTTGGTCCGACGACGAAATTGAAATGCATGAGAAGGTCGAGAAAGACCGAATTGAAAGTGCGCCAACTACAAGCCCGGGGGTCGCTAGACTTACCGAGGCTGCACTGGATAGGCTCTCAAAACTGATTCGAGGTGCGGCCAAGAAGATGAATGTTCCAAATCGGGAAAGCGTTCATTTTGCAATCGAACCAAAGGCGGGGCCATTTGTATCCAAAGTAAATGTAGTGATGACTGATCAGTCCATCATTACCATGGGTTCGTTCTTTACCAGATACTGCGGTCTGGTGGCCCGTGCTTATGTTCGAACACAGCTTGCTGCGCCCTTTTGTCTTGGCGTGCATTATGATGAGAGCAGGTTGAGAGCCGAGCTCAGGAAGCGTCCACAACTTCTCCTATACTGGTGGCGGATTTTCGTTTCCTTTGCGCTGACGGGGACACACATGCTCGCACCGTTCAAGCCTTCAAACAAGGATGAGGTGCTATTGATGGAGCAGGTTGCGCTCTCGATGGAGGTTTTCGGCCTTGCTCATGAGTATGCGCATCACACGCTTGGCCACGGGCGAGCTATACTCAGTCGCGATGATGCCCATCGGGAAGAGTTCGAAGCTGACAAGCTCGCCCTCGACATTTGCGAGTTAGTCGAGACGGAACTGCGGTATACATGGATTCGAGGTCATGATGTCCCCAACCCTTATCTCTGGACTGGGTCTGGGGGTATTCTACTTCTTTCTTCGTTAGAAGCCTTCCGGAAAACGAAAGACAGGATCTACTTGAGCAGATCTTTTGATAGTCATCCAAATTTTGTTGATCGAAGCTCGAAGATTAGGAGTCGCTTTGTTATGCAGCCGGATAAGCTATCTGCGTCTATGGATTTTTGCGGTGCAGTAGAAAATGTCCTCAGGTGTGTGATGCTAGAGTTGGAGCCTATGTTGGACAAGTTAGTCCCTGCGAATATTAGGACTATGGCACCAGATGATTGGGAAGCCGCATCATTTCGGTGACTGAGATTAATTAATAGTAAGGCTCGCCAAAGAGGATTAGATGTGGTGAATTGATAGTTTCAATTGTCTGTTGTCGGCGAAGCTGAGACGAATTTAGTTCCTCCAGCGTGAAACGATTTTGGGGGCCACGCCGTCGATGGACCGCTCGGCCTCCCGCGCCAGATCCAGCCGCTTGCGCAAATTGACCTGCGGCACGAGCAGGAATATCGGCACAGTTGCGACACCACGTCCGGTTTTCGCCCGCGATGCTACCGCGCGGCCTTTCGTGTTCAGACGCCCCTCCGCAACCAGCAGGCTCGGCCCCCTGCGGCGATAGATGAACCGCAGCCGCAATCCGGTCCGGCGCTCCCATTCGCCGGGGGAGATACGGCCGCCCTTGCTGCTTTTCCCGGCGGCATGCGTCGGGATCGCCAGCCAGAACCCGTGTTTCGAGCGGATCAACGGTCCGGTATCATGCGCGCCGACAATCACCGGCGCGTTCGACCAGACCAGTGCCGCGGCGTTCAGGCTCTCGCCCGCCTTGGGATAGGTCGCAAGCCGGATCGAGTTGCCAAGCCGCGTCCCCAGGCCCGCGCCGGTGATCTGCCCGCGCCAGGCAGATTTGAGCCCCGTGCCCGCCTCGCGCATGGCAGTGGTGATAGCGCGTTCTCCGGCGCGGATTTCTGCCGCCATCAGCGCCGCAAGGTCTGCGCCGATCTCGAACGTCAGCTTCATCGGATCACGCGGGCCTGAGATCGAGGGTCCAGACCAGCCGCTCGCGGTCGCGCACAGGCTCCCCCTGGATCACATGGCTCTCGCTGCCGATGACGATCAGATCACCGGGGCGCGGCGCGGGGAGATCGGTGACACGCACATCGACCACCATTGTATCGCTCACGAGCCGCCCGACGCCAAAATCGGTGATCCGATCCGGGGCGCGGGCGATGACGCGGATCGGGCGTTCCTCCGACGTGGTGGCAGAAATCCAGAGGGCCGGTGCCGCCAGGGAGGCATGGGTGAAGATGCGGTCCATGGCGGCGGCAAAGACGGACATCGGTGTCGCCCGTCAGTTCGAGCTCAAGATCCGGATCGCGAGCCGCGGCCGCTTGTTGACCGGCAGGATCGAGGCCTCGGTCATCAGGTCTATCCAGCGGCCCTTCTCGTCGAGATGCTGGCGGGCGTAGAGCGGCAGGCCGATGGTGTTGGCGGTTTCCAGAAGGTTCGCCGGGCCGCCGTAGGTCGCGAAGGTGTCCATCGTGCCCATGGGAAAGGCGATGCCTTCATTCGCAGGAACCAGCCGTTCGGCGGCCTTGGTCGAGAGCGTCACGGTGCCCGCATACTCCTCGAAGAGGATGCCCGCGAAGGGGAAGTTGCGGCGTACATCCTCGCGCAGGGGCTGGGCGCCGGTCGCGGCATAGAACTTGTAGGCCTCCTCGGTCTTGGGATGCGCGATCAGCTTGTCAAAGAACTCACGGCTGACAAGGGCATGCACCGAGGTCATGGCCTCGCCCAGAAGATTGTCCTCGATGGCGCGCAGCACCTCGCGCACCTTGCCCTGCACGTTCGTGCCCGCGGTGCCGAGAAGGAAGTCGACCGTGATTTGTGCCAGGCCGAATTCGGTGAAGTAGTTGTAGAGGGTCGTGCCTGCGCCATCCTTCACGATGCCGCGGAGTGCGTTCATTTCCATGTATTCCCGCGTCTGCGCATGCTTGCGGCGCATGAGCATGAGCTTGCGGTTCATCACCTCAACCAGAGGATCGGCCGCGTCCGAGACCCCGAGCGCGGGCATCCCCTGGATGTCGCCCGGCAGGATCACATCGTCATGCGGGATCCACGGCAGGGCAAAGCTGCGCATCGAGCGACCCTCGCGGGTGCCGACGGTGGCGGGGGCGCCGAGGGGGACCGAGGGCAGGAGGCTCAGCACACCTTCGTATTGCTCGATGATCACCGAGCGCTGGCTCACGCCCTCGAAGCGGAAGAGGCCGATCTGGCCAAGGCGGGTGTAGAGGTTGGGCAGGATGTTGATCGCCTGCGTCATCTCGGCCAGCGAATAGCCGCCAGCGTCGAAGGGATTGCGGATCAGGGTCATGGGGAGGCTCCGAGGGAAAAGGTGGAATGGGTGGCGGCGAGGGTACCGGGCGCCGCGAAGCAACGCAGCGCCGGATCAGAGGTCGTGCAGGTGGGTCAGACGCTGTCGCGGGCGATGATGCCGACGGAGGCCAGCTGGCCGAGCTTGGTGGTGATCTTCGCTGCGTCATCGACGGTGGCGTCATAGGCAAGGGCGGCACGCGAGACGATCGCGGGGCCGCGCGCGACGACGATGCCGATCGCATCGGCGAGGGTGGTATCGACCGCATAGAGCAGCACGGCGCTTGCAGTTTGCGCGCCATCCGCGCCGCCGCTGGTCGCGAGCTTGTATTTGCCGCTGGCGGTGATCTTGCCCAGCACCGCGCCTGCCGGATAGGGGAAGCCCTGCAGCAACGTCACGGTCTCGCGGGTGTAGTTCGGGTTGGCCTCGTATTTGAGGACATCGCCCATGCTGGGCGGTTGCGTCAGAACGGACATGGTTCAGTCTCCGGGTGATGGGTTCGGGGGTGCGACGGAAGTCGGTGGCAGAAACGGGCGCCAGGGGTATCGCCCAGCGTCGGGCGCTGCTCGCTTCGCGGCGCCGGGAATTTGTGCCGAAGTCAGCGCTTGGCGTCGGATGCGGCCTTCTTCGCAGCGGCGACGATCGGGCTAACCTTTGCGGTCGCGGCCGGGGTCGCGGCGATGATCCCCGCGGCGTCGCTACGTGCGGCGAGATCGGCGAGCACGCGGGCGCGCAGCGCGTCGGGCTTGAGCCCCCGCGTCACCGCGTCGGCGGCATCGATCTGCACCCCAAGCCGCGCGGCCTGCGCACAGACCTGCGCCACTTCGGCGGCTTCGGCGCGGATCGCGTCGGGGCTGGGGGCGGCAGTATCCGCAAGCGGCGGTGCGACTGCCGCGGGCGCGGACGGCGCCGCTTCAGGGGCGGTGGCGGCCGGAACTGCGGCCGAACCCTTGGGTGCCGCATGATCGTCAGGGGTGGTGGTCATCAGGTATCCCTTTCCTCTGGGAGTGGAGATGCCGCCGGGTGCGGCGGCGAAGGCGCGGAAGGCGGTGACCGGATCGGCCACCTCGTCGGCAAGACCGGCAAAGACCGCAGCCTCGCCGCGAAACACCTCCGCTTCGGTGGCGAGAGCCTGCAGGGCATCAAGGCGACGGCCGCGGCCCTCGGCGACGGTCGCGGCAAAGAGCTGGCGCAGATCCTCGAGCTCGGCCTCGATCCGCGCGCGCACCGCCTCGGGCAGCGGCTGGTAGGGATTGGCATCGACCTTGCGGGCACCGGCGTGGATCAGCGTGACGGCAATGCCGCGCTGATCAAGCGCGCCGCTCATGTCGCTGTGGATCGCCACCACGCCGATGCTGCC